GACGAAATTATGGCTACGACGCATGGATTGCCTTCAGGAACTTGGTTGACTTTGTTATTAAATTGTTTGTTAAATAAATGCTTAACATCTTTGGTTATATATAGATACAAACCAAATCCGAGTGTAGATGATGTACATGCTGTAGTTGATTTTGTAACAGGAGATGATAAAATATTTGGAGCTGATGAAAAATTGGCTCCTTATTTTAACTTGTTAACTATTAGGCAGGTAACTGAATCTTTGGGAATGGATTGCACGAATGGAGATAAGAGTAAAATTATAAAAGCGACACAAGACTTTGATAAATTAACGTATGTTAAGAGACATTTCAGGATGCACCCACGATTGAAACGATATGTGGGTTGTTTATCTTTGGACACGATAATGAACACTTTACAATGGATTGATACAACCACGGAAGACACATATGAAGCTATGTTGGGTAAGATGCGATCTATGCAGATAGAATCATACTTACATTCACCGGCTTTGTTCGCTGAGTTGACACGCACGTTTGAGAATAATTACCCTTTTGAAGCGTTTGTTGATGAGAATAGAGTATTACGTATATTGGAAGATCCTGCAGGTTATGATAATGTTATAACCATGCAGAAGAAAAATTATAATTTTTAAAATTTTATAATGTAATTGTAAATAATAATAATAATGGAGTTTACCATTTAAATAAAACCTTGTTGATCAGGATGGCAACCTATAGCTAATGTATTTATTATACGGTTATAAGACGTTCTTGTAGTGATGTGGAACGGCCGTGATGATACATTGATAAATTATCACTTATTGCCCGTTGTTGACAATATGCGGGATGAAAGTATTTATTGTTGCTCAATTAATTAATGTAGATGATAAGTTTAAACAGGTATCTAATACCGATTTTGATATAAGTTCGCAGAATATGACTACTACTGTAGCTTCTGTGACCACCAGAGAAATACAAGAAATTGATTCACCATTTAATGATAAATTTATGAAAGTAGATATACCCGATGCTTATAGAGTAGATGCCAAGTCTTTTATAGAAAGACCTTTTTATGTAGATGAAGTGATATACCCTAGTACTGCTGCTCGTTATACCTTATTGACTAGTACTGTTAAGTTCTTGCCAGGAGATATAGCGCGTAGTAATGCATCTGTTTTGAATATGTTTAAAATGGCCGCTTATGGTAGACCAGACTTGATAATTAATGTTTCAATGGCTGGCACTATAACACACGCTGGATGCGTATTGGTAGGCGTACTACCGCCTTTCCCCGCTTATCCAACTTTAGTCGGCGCTAATAATAGAAGATTGATTAATACTATATTATCCGGCCCTCATGCATTTTTACATGCTAATGAAGCCACTTCAGTAGCTATACCAGTTCCATGGTATTGCAATACGGATTTAGCTACAACAGATATGGAACA